GCTAGACCAAACACAGGCAAGACATCCTTTCATGCCAGCTTAATTGCCAGCCCGTCCGGTTTTGCACATCAGGGTGCTAACTGCATTGTGCTGTGTAACGAAGAAGGCTATCACCGTGTGGGTGCAAGATATCTGACTGCCGCTACAGGCATGACAATGCAAGAGATAAAGAAGAACCCTAGTAAGGCACGTGATTTGTATCAGCCTGTAAAGGAACGCATCAAGATTAAGGATGCTACTGGTCGTGACATGGCATGGGTAGAGTCTATCTGTAAGACATACAAGCCAGACATTGTACTGCTTGATATGGGTGACAAGTTTGCCAAGGGTGGGTATGCAAGGCAAGATGAGGCACTGAAAGCTAACGCTGTTCATGCCCGTCAGATTGCAAAGGAACATGAGTGTGCTGTATTCTATATGTCTCAGCTATCAGCAGAGGCAGAGGGTAAGGTACTACTCAATCAGTCCATGATGGAAGGTTCACGCACAGGCAAGGCAGCAGAGGCTGACCTAATGGTATTGATTGCCAAGAATCCTGTTGTTGATGGGCAGGACGAAGAAGATACACAGCGTCACCTCAACGTAGTAAAAAACAAGTTGACAGGATGGCATGGTGTGGTACATTGTGAACTGGATTATAAAACAGCGAGGTATGAAGCATAATGAAATTAACATTGGACGTAGAAAACGTAGGGCAGAACAGAGATGGTAAGAAACATCTTGACCCATTTGAACCAGACAATTCCCTGACTATGGTTGGTATGCTTTCTGATACAGGTGAGGAGAAGATAGTTACCTTTGACCATCAGGACGTTGAGCCTACACCAAACGGTCATGCCATTGTTCAGGAATGGCTAGACAAAGCAACTGTATTGATAATGCACAACGCAGCGCATGATTTACTGTGGCTGTGGGAATCAGGCTTTAAGTATGATGGCCCTGTGTTCGATACAATGCTGGCTGAGTATGTTCTACAACGAGGTCAGAAGAAACCTCTGTCTCTTGAGGCTTGTGCAGAACGATATGAGTTAGACACACAGAAGCAAGACAGTCTGAAGGAACACTTGAATAGAGGTGGCACTACCTACAATATGCATTATGATACTCTAGCAGAATACTTGTCTGCTGACATACATGCTACACAGGAATTATCAAACAGATTAATGTGGAGACTAAACACTGATGACAGTAGACTATATGATACAGTTACCCTGACCAATCAGGTTTGTGTATCACTAGCACGTATCTATCAGACAGGATTTACTGTTGACAAGGATGCACTGGAAAGTGTAAAACAAGAGTATGAAGAAGAACGAGAACAGTTAATAAAGGATTTGCAAAAGCATGTTCGTAATCTGATGGGTGATACACCTATCAATCTGAATAGTCCAGAGCAGTTGTCATGGGTTATCTATTCACGTAAGGTCAAAGATAAAACGTATTGGGCTAATACGATTGACCCTTACATGGATGACACAGACTTCCGCAATCTCCTGTCCAGTGGCACAGAGCGTCTGTATAAAACCAAAGCGGTTCAATGTACAGATTGCTCTGGGTCGGGATACATAACTAAGACAAAGAAGGATGGTACACCATATGCAAGACCTAATCGTTGCCCTACTTGTGATACTGCAGGGTTTTTGTTCAATCCCACAAGCGAGATTGCTGGCCTCAAGTTCAAGCCGCCATCATCTAAGTGGGCTAGTGCAAATGGTTTCAGCACAAGTAAGCAGAACCTTGAGACACTTGGTAACATAGCAAAGGCAAAGGGCATGACAGATGCAGCAGAGTTTCTGTCTAAGGTCAGGCGTTTGAGTGCTGTTGATACGTACCTATCCTCATTCGTTGAGGGCATACGTACTCACACTAAGAGTGACGGTAAGTTGCATGTTCGTTTATTGCAGCACCGCACACAAACTGGTCGGCTCTCAGGGGCTGACCCCAACATGCAGAACATGCCACGTGGTGGTACGTTTCCTGTAAAGAAAGTATTTGTTTCACGTTGGAAGGGTGGCAAGATACTTGAAGCTGACTTTGCACAGCTAGAGTTTAGAGCAGCCGCTTTCCTATCACAAGATGGAGTCGCAATTGAAGAAGTTTCTACTGGGTTTGATGTACACTCATACACCGCTAAAGTTATTAGTGATGCTGGTCAGCCTACGAATAGACAGGATGCAAAAGCGCACACCTTTGCGCCCCTTTACGGGGCAACGGGGTACGGACGCACACCTGCCGAAGCAAAGTACTACACACACTTCACAGAGAAGTACGAAGGCATCGGGGTTTGGCATACCAGATTGGCTAAAGAGGCTTTAAACACTGGTGTTATACGCACACCGTCAGGCAGAGAGTTTTCTTTTCCTGATGTAGTACGCAAGTCAAGTGGTAGAGTATCACACTTTACGCAGATAAAGAACTACCCAGTTCAGTCCTTTGCTACTGCGGATATTGTGCCTATTGCATTGATGCATATTGAAGGGTTGCTTTCCAATATGAAATCATGTATAGTCAATACAGTACATGACAGTATTGTTATTGATGTACATCCTGACGAAGAAAGAGCAGTAATTGAGGCAATCAATAATACAAACAAGGAGTTACCTAATTTGATTGCATTAAGATGGGGCATTGACTTCAATGTACCTCTGCTTTTAGAGTCAAAAATAGGACCGAATTGGCTTGACACAAAGGATGTAAGCTGATATAACTATCGAACTTTCAACTATGATAAGGAGTAAAACATATGACACAACTCACAACAATTGATACCAATAACTACGCAGCTATGGCTAAAGCTATGGGCATGGCATCGGAAGCCAGCAACACAAAGCAGAAGTCTAGTAGCTTGGCTCGATTGCGTATCAACCATAGCCCTGTCATGGGGCAGACGGAAGTAAAAGGTAAGATGGTCAACATGGAAGTTGTCTCTGGTGGTACATACAAACTAGAGATTCCTGATGGCGAGACTTACTACGCTTCAGCAATTAAGGTACGCCCATTCATGCAACGGTTTATGTACAAGCGTTTTGTACGAGGCATGGGTGACGCACCTAATCGCTACATAAAGACACTGATGAATGATGACTTGAACATTGACCTCAAGGATAATGATGGTGGCTTTAACTGTGGCAAACCTGCTGGTTATATCAAGGACTTCAAGGCATTGCCAGAGAAGATGCAAGAATTAATCAAGCAGATTAAACGTGTTCGTGTTGTACTTGGTACAGTAGAATTGACAGAAGCTATCACTGCTAACGGTGATGCTGCTGACCTTGGTGCTGTTCCATTTATATGGGAGATTGACAATCGAGATGCTTTCAAGATTGTCGGTGAGAGTTTTACCTCACTTGCAAAAATGCAGCGTCTTCCTGTGCAGCACATCATTACGGCTAACACTCAGGAAAGAAAATTACCTAACGGTAATGCCTTTTACCTTCCAGTAGTGTCGCTAGATGTCTCAAAGACAATCGAACTGACTGACGCTGACCAAGCAATGTTTGCTGACTTTATGGCGTGGGTAGATAACTACAATTCGTACATCGCAAATACATGGGCGGAAAAAGCTAACTCTGACATGGATGATGATGACGTAGATGTTGTAGACAGTCTCGTTGATATTGAGATTGAGGAAGACGAGGTAGCGTAATGAACCATCCTGCTGAACTTGCATTGCATCAGTACATGGAAGATGCGGTATCAGGCAAAACAACAATGTCTGATACCACCATTGACCAAGTAGCAAGCGACATTAAAGATGCACTCAAGAGGCAGTTTGGTGGTAGCAAACGGGGTGACTTCAGACTACGTATGTCTAACGTGGGTCGCCCCGCTTGCCAACTTTGGTACGAGAAGAACAAGCCGGATGTTGCACTACCAAAGCCTACAACATTTGTTATGAACATGATGATTGGAGACATCGTTGAAGCTGTCTTCAAAGGATTATTAACAGAAGCGGGAGTGACATATGAAGATAATGAAAAGGTTACTCTGGACTTGCCTAACGCTAACATTTCTGGGACATATGATATTGTCATTCGGGATGCAGTTGATGATATTAAATCAGCTTCGGACTGGTCATATAGAAACAAGTTTGAATCCTACACTACTCTGGCAAATAGCGATGCCTTCGGATACGTTGCACAACTAGCAGGGTATGCAAGAGCATCGGGTAAAAAAGCTGGTGGTTGGTGGGTAGTAAACAAAGCTAACGGTCAGTTCAAGTACGTACCTGCCAGTGGTCTTGATGTTGATGCTGAGATAGCAAAGATACAAACCACAGTGGATGACGTAAACAACAATAAGTTTGAGCGTTGTTTTGAACCAGAGGTAGAAACATTCAGAGGAAAGGAAACGGGAAACAAAGTTCTTAGTAAGACATGTTCTTTCTGTTCATACAGGAATGACTGCTGGCCTAACCTTACACGGCTACCTGCCGTTAAGTCACAGGCAAAAGAACCTAAGATGGTTGACTACGTAGAACTAGCAGAGGAATACGATGCCGCCTAATTTCAAACAGTTTAGAGCAGCACGTAAGTATGGGTACAGGTCAGGCTTAGAAGTCAAGCTATCTGATTATCTGAAGGAACTAAAGATTGACTTTGGTTACGAATGTATTAAGATAGAGTGGGAAGACCTAGCCTACCGTACCTATACCCCTGACTTTGTTTTGCCTAACGGTATTATAATAGAAACAAAAGGAATGTTTACAGCAGCAGATAGACGCAAGCATTTGGCTATAAAAAAACAGCATCCCAAGTTGGATATACGGTTTGTATTTGAAAACAGTAGACGTAAACTACGTAAGGGTGCTAAGTCTACTTATGGAGAGTGGTGCGATAAGTACGGATTTATGTGCTACAATAGAATCGTTCCAGAAGAATGGTTAAAGGAGAAGGGAAGTAACAAACACCCAGAGTTTATCAAGTTCTCTGGTACAAAAGTGAAAAGGAGAAAATGATGAGCAAGGCAGAGTATGACAGAGTAGAACCAGAGGA